GCTAACACAGGTTTATTATTGATCTTACTCACATCAAAGAAGTTTACTTGCGGTTCTAAATGCTCATCAAAGGGTGCTAATCCTGTGTTTAATAGGTAATACAGTAGTGTGTTTACATCACTAATTGCTTCTGCATCGAAGTCTTGCCAGGGAAATAAGGGTCGTTTGGTACTTAATTGTATATCGTCTGAGGGGTTTATTTGCTTTAAGAACAATCGTCTTTGATATTCTAATATGCCACTCAATAAACGTTGATGTGGATTACGAATAGTTGTGAAGTATTGTGTGCATTTATCACTTAATTCATCTCTGTTAAGGTCTGAATAAATGATTTTTCTGAATACTTTTGAACCGGTTTTGGTAATTGATATATACCCTAACACTTCACCAGGGTAGAATTCTCGATAATATTCTGTAATTGGTCCTAATATATTACCTGAATTATTTAATTTAGTACTAAACTTAGTGGCCATATCCAGTGAATTTATTTGAATTATGGAATAATTTCATAATTCTTTTCTTTTGAATATCATTTAATTGATAATTATCGTAATTACCTTTATTTAATTTATGCTTTAATTCTAATGGTAACTGTAATAATTTACCTAATTGGGCAAAATCATCTGCTAAGTGTTCAAACCTCAGTATGCCATCCACAATAGGTTTGCCTTCAACACACCATAAACCATCATCTATAGGCCATCCACCACTGGCATGTCCATGTTTTAAGAACACATCAAAGTTAAAGTTATTGTGAAATTGTGCTTGGGCATCGGGATTGTTTACTATACTGTTTTTTAAATAATAAAATGCACTGATCATTTTGGTATATGGATGTCGCTCCACAGTAAACCATGTATAGTCTTTGGTATCGGGAAAGTTTTCCAGTATCCATTTACCACTGCAATGAGGGTCAATCATTTGATCATTTAACATGTAATTACGTGGCAAATATGGGATCTTTACTTCTGGTGGTAGTGGTGTGAGTACGTCTTTGCCTGAGCAGAATTCACTGAGTGCATGTTCTATACTTGATCCACCTGTCTTGCGAGTTTTTACAAATACAAAACGATTCTTATGACTTACTATCAAGATTATCTCGCCAATGTGCTATGGTTCGGTCTAATCCTGTGTCCATATCTACCTTAGGCTCCCATCCTGTAGCGGCTGTGAGTTTATCATGTTTGCTGTTTAACAGATATATTTCACCAGGTCTAGGTGGTCTAGTGTTCCAATGTATCTCTCCACCCCAACCTATTTTGTCTGCAATAGTCCTTAACCAATGTCTAATCTTTACAGCATTAGGTGGTCCTAAACAAAACAGTTGATTCTTAACTGCATCAGGTTGTGTGATAACAGTACACCATGCGTCAACTAAATCATCTACATAGATAAAGTTTCTGTATGGTTCAGCATATCCCATGTAGATATCTGAAGTGTTTCCCAGCATCTGGGTTATTGCTCGTTCAGTAACAAAGAAATCGTTGTCCTTTCTACCATATGAATTAGTTTGACGTATAATAGTATAAGGAAAGCCATAACTTCTGTTTGCATACTCTAAATACTTTTCACATGCATACTTGGCTACTGAATAAGGAGCATTAGGGTTAGGTATTGTTTCTTCATCAAATGCCCATATGTCTTCTTCTGTTTCGTTTCTATCTTTGATGAGATCTGATATTGGTTGCCACCCGTATACTTCCATGGTACTTGCAAACACAAAGTTTTCTAAATTAGTACATTGTTTAGCACTTTCTATGAGGTTTACTGTTCCTACATAGTTGATGTCACTAAACGTTGTTTGTTCGTAAAAACTTTGTTCTACTTCTGTCCTTGCCGCTAAGTGTACGATAACCTGAGGGTTTATAGCCTTCAATTGATTGGCTACCAGTTCATGTTGTCGGAGGTCATGTTGTAGGAAATGTAACTCATGCTCGGCTAGTTGTTTTACTAAGTGGCTTCCAATGAAACCGTCTGCACCTGTAATAAAGATCTTCATACCAATATTTATCCTAGCCTTTCGTGATGTTGAAAAAAGTTTGGCGGGATGGTTCACAGTTTACACGCATGTCGTGAATTAAATTGTGGACTGGTGTTGTTTCGTGAACCTGTCCCTCGCCCGAGCTTTCGCCCCTATTATAAAACAAACCAAAGGATCAATCCCCAAATGGGTGCTGAGAACAACAACCCAAAGAATAGTCCTTTGTAAAACTTTGCAAGTGTTTCTACTTGCCCTTTTCGTATTTCTAATAAATTCATATTAGTGCTCCATGCTGATACCAAAAAAGTATCCTAATAAAAAGAATAACGGACCTATAAACAGTAGATCCATAACAAAATGTAACATAAAGCTCATAGCAAAGATCTCTTTCCAATGTACTTTACAGATGTCTAACCAATCTCTTAACTTAACAAACATTATGCTATTGACTCCCACAGTTCTAAATCTTGTGAATAATATTCTTGTACAATACTTTTTATTCTAGCATCACATGATGTTGGTAATGGTTGTTGAACTAATCCCATCCTTGTCTCAATGCCGTACTTGCCTAACTTTGCTAGTAGTTGCACTTGATTTGTAAAAGGGATTATATCATCAAAGTCGTATGCTTCTATGAACAGATGTTGAGGCATAAAGTGTGTGATAAATTGTTCATCTTTAAGTATGTCTTTGTCCTTTGCTATATCTTCCCACTCATCCATCATCCATTCTAAATTTTGTTCTTCCGTCCAATCTAGGTGGCTTCGTGTTCGTTTACAAAACGTTTTCATAGCACTAATAAGTCTATCGTGTGGGTCTCTTACTACAGTAAAACTATAATCAGTATCTGGTAGGACACTAACGTCACCATCTGAATTAGCTCTGTGTTGAAATATGCTCATCCAATACTTTGTATTGTTTTTAGGTATTGCACAATACAATACTTTATTAGACACAAAAAACTGTGAATTTCTAATAGCATTAAAGTAAGAAGACAAGAAGCTCATCTTTATAACATTTCCCAAATAATAATACTAGTACCAATGCTGAGTAATCCTAGATAACCAAAGTAAATAGATATAAACACTAGATCAGTAATCATTAGTCGTCCAACCCGTGTTCGTAATGTCTAGACTTTTCGTTGTAGCCATAGAAAGAACCTTCCTTCTCATTTTTGACTTTGTTAGCCTTATCGCTTTTTTTACTTGCACCTAGTGGGTCAAGTAAAATCCTTTCCCTTCTAGACAGTTGTGCGTTTTCTGGTTTATCATACATTATAGTTTCTCTCCTAGTTCAAAACCTCTAAAGGTCTTAAACCTTGGGAACCTTAGGCTCCATGTGTCATCTGCGTCTTGGCTTTGAGTTGCCGCATCTGCTCTTATCTCAACTAACTGACCAATCACATTGTTTTGGTCTGCCCAAATTTGTTCTCTGTTCTCATCAGTAAGACCAGAGCCTACATTGAGATGGAAGAACTTTCCGTCGTCCTCTCCCTCTACAACTAAGGCGCCTAGCAAACCTTCATTCTTTCCTGTACCTTCTTCTAGTGCTACCACCTTGAGAGTTACTTCAATGAAAGGTTTAATTTTAAGCCAGGCGTGACTTCGCTTACACTTATAACCTTCGTGTGCGGGTTTAATCATTAAGCCTTCATAGCCTTCTTCTAATGCACGTTTGTTCATTGCTTGGAACTGAGCCTGCCCTTCATCTAAGTCTAAGTTCATAAGTGTTGCTTCAACTAACTGTATTCTGTAGTTAAACAGTCCACTTAGTTGCTCAATCCTGTCACGTCTATCAATAGCATTGATTGGTGTGTATCCTTCATTGAATTCTCTAAGTGTGAGCATATCAAATACTGCTAGGTATGAATCTTCTGTTTGAGCACCTTCTTTCCTATGCACTTGTCTCATAAGTGTTTGGAAGTCCTCACTCATTACCTCACCATCAAACACTAAGCCTTCAAACTCAGGCTTGCTGAGTGCTTCGTTGATGTGTGGGAAGTTTTCTAACAGTTTACCATTACGTGAATACAATGTAGCACTACCGTTTTGCACAATAGCAATTACTCTTACGCCATCGTACTTGTATTCAACATAGCAAACACCAGCAATCTTCTTAGGATGTTTAGCACCGTCATGTGCTAACATACAGCCAAATAGTGGAATAGTGTCTGCTTGAACTTTGTTTATTAGTTTAGCACCAGTACCACAACGTAGGTCTTTGATTAGTATTCTTCTATACCAATCGTTCCACTCGTCGATACATGCAGTATCACATAGTTCTTGAATAGCATCACGAGCCGCATGTCCAGTTAGTTCTCTGCTTACTAACTTGTCTGCAAGTTCATAGAACATAGCAGAACCAATACCGTCACCTTGTGTGTCGCTTACTGGTATATCTTTAACACCAAATGTCACAAGAGGATCAAGACAATACTTTGCACCTTTAACAAATTCTGCGTTATCAATGTTTTGTTTGATAACGTCTTGCTTGAATAAAGAACTGTTATTGCTTTCTAGTTCTTGAATTATATGCCATGGGTCCATATTATGCTCCGTGTGTCATGTGTTCATATGCATCAGGACATGTATCTACATCCTCACCACATGAACAAGTTTGCTCCTCTTCCAGAGTAGGGGCACCAACAATGCTTCTAACCTCTGCTTCTGATAGAGGCTTACGAATGCTTAGTGCGTTTAGTTCTTGTAACACATTCATTATTTGTTACCAAATTGCCTATAGTGATCAAGGATTCTTTGTGAAATACACTCGAGGGCATCAAACTTGTTGAAACCACCAACATGCCATTGGTACTTAGGAGTAGTCCTTGCCACATTGGCTGACTCTTCTTTCCAATCGTAGATGGTAGCGATAACTGTTTCAGTATCTTCTTCGCCTTCTTCTTGAACAGTGAATTCCAAGTTCCATTCAGTGTGAACTTTGTTGTCACCACTTGGTTGATCAAAGTGAGGAGGACCAAACACTTCTACAAGTGTTGAATAGTCCTCAGTGATGTGACCAACGAGAGAAGTGCCGTTTGCCATTCTCTCGTTTACATCAATAATTTTAAAATTGCCTAGCATAATTATGCACTCCAGTAAGTTTCACTAAGTGGATTCATATAGTGAGGTTGATTGATTGAATACGTTACAGTAATTTCTTTACCAGTTCCTGGTGCAATACCAGTCTTAGTAATCATTGGCTCGATTAGAGCATACTCTTCAACATGCATAACTCTGTAGTTATTTTTGTCTGCACAATGAGTTCTGCCTAAGTCCTTATCAGTTGCATCTCTGAATGCATTATACATTGGAGCATGATACTCTGACTTACCTTCAGCAACAACTTCGGCAACCTGTGCCTTAGCCTTGTCATAGAACTTAACAGTCCTAGTAATACCAGCCTTAGCCGCCGCTTCAGTTTTATACTGACTTGAACGATATGATCTACGAGTTGGTTCACTGTGTATCGAATCGTTCTTTTTGTTTACTATTATATACATAAAATCTCCTACCTTTTTATTTAATATACATATATTATACGAAAAAAGGCTGACTAGGTCAACCTTTTTTACCACTTTTTTTGGTTTTTTTACCAAACTTTAACGTTTACCCTAATCTCATCACCTTCCATAGGCTCAAAGTTACGTCTAACCGTTGCTACTGGACCAATTACATCACCTAAAGTACCTGTTACTCTGTAGTGATCAACTATTGTTTCAGTATATGCTTGTCTTTTGTGCTTGGTAACTAACTCACAGTTGTTCTTGTTTTTGCTTTTCTTTTCAGAGAAATCGTTACCAATTTTGTTACCAAGTAGACCACCTATAATTTTAGCGGCATCATTACCACCTAGTTCATCTACAATAGCAACACCAACACCAGTACCAACCATTCCACCAGTAGAACCAAAACCGTTATCTACGATTTTCTCAAGAACTCCTCTAGAGTTACGTCTGTATACATAACAAACTTCTTCTGTGAAAGGAACGTAATCATATTTTGTTACGTTTTTGCTGATTGCTTTAACATCAGTCACATGCAATGTTGTTTGACTTGCTTCAATTTCTGTAGCAACAACTAAACTTGCTACAACCATTGCTAATATTCCAATTTTCTTCTTCATAAAGTACTCCTACTTGCTTAATTTATACAACTATTATACAATTATTTAGTGGTAAGGTCAACCAAAAAATGTGGCAAATTTACGTTTTTCCACAAAAAAACCCCCAAAATCAGCACATTTTGAGGGTTTTTTCCGTATCGACTCGATATCATATATCATTCATCGTATAGATGTTATCATAATCTGCTGTCATTATATTGCGATAACATACTGCTTATTATACTGATTTTGCTTCAGTTGTCAAGTTTTTTATAGTGATTTTTTAGACCTCTGCGTCTTTGTTGTATTGCTTCGATCTGTTTATTTGCAGAGTTGACTTTAGCAGACACAATAGATTGTGTAACCCATTTTTTAGAAATACATGGCTCTAATTCATACTCAAATTGTCCGGGAGTCCATTCTTCTATATCGTAATCACTATGATAAGTTGATTGATACTCTTTGTTATCTTCATACAAATGGTCTCTATTCATTTTGATTATGCTTTCGTTAGTAAAACCTAATTCGTTTACAATTTGTTCTGCTAGAGCATATATACTTTGTCTATTTTTGTATATCATGTCCATACTCATTTGTGCTGTAAAATGTCCGCCTAGTTTAGGCACTTCGATAGTTGGATCTATATCGTTTGGATCCGGTAACTCACCTGTAGTGATGTATGCTTTTTCAAACTGTTCAACAAAGTTAAATATAACTTTTAATTTATCATCTATTTGTAATAGTTCATACAGTCTATCGTAGAATTGTCTATATGGTATATTGTGTACACCTCTTAAATACCTGCTTACAAGTTGCGTATAACCCTGTGTGTGCAACTGTAATATCATCCAGCCATACATGTATGCTTTTGTTACTTCAGGTGTAGACATGGTGTTTGTTTTGTTTATGAGGTTTATTTTCTCACGTTTTTCATTCCAATCTAATGGGTTATGATAATAATTATAATCGTATGCTTCTACCCAACCTATGCCATATTTTTCTATATGCTCTTTGGAACCTAGTTCACTGTTCTTAAGTAGTTGTCCCATCCACATTTCGATAGCATTATGTTGACCACACTCTAATAATTGTGTTATGCTTGTTTTAAAACTGTCTAATGATTCTTCTGGTAAAGGTAATATAACTTCACTGTATGCTAACACATTATATTCTCTAGCCTGTTTAAGTAGTTTTGTTAAGTCGTTTATTTCTAAGTTGTCACGTTTAATAGCAACTAATACTTCTTCTGTCATACTTTGCACACTTAACGTCATACCTCTGTTATATTTGCCTAGTATCCTTGCTATTTCAAATGATATTTCTGTGCTGTTCTTATAGTATTGAATGTTTACAGCATCTATGCCACTGTCAGGATGATCACATGCATACTTTATTAAGTTAGCAATAGCAATATCTCTGGCTTTAAACACACCAAAGTTAGCATCTGCTACCCAAAGGTAACCAATTGGATTTTGTGTTGCCCAGTCTAATTCACCTACAACTTTATCTAGATCAAACTTTTTAATTTTAGCATAGGTTAAACTACCCCAATCACAAAATGTACATTGGAATGGACATCCTCTGTTTGTTTCTAAGGTCATTGCAAATACGGCTTCTGGGTGTGAAGCAATGATATCATCAAACACACCTTCCAAATAAGGACTAGGACACTCGTCTAGTTTATCTATTCTATCACTTGTATATGTTTGTGGTAACTCTTTGCCAGCATCTATATCTCTGAGAATGTTTACAAAGTTGCGTTCACCTTCTGCTTTGATAACAATATCGCACCAGTCTAGATCATAATCCTCAGGTCCTACTTGCGGACCACCCCAAACAATAATACAGTCTGGGTATTGTTTTCTAACTTCTTTTGCAATCTCTTGGCTTATTACTTCGTTCCACACATAACTACTGAATGCACATACTTTAGGATTGTCTAGTCTTTTAACAACCTCTACAGGATCTTCACGTTTAAAAAATAGTTCACCAAAGTTCCAATTATCTCTGATGTCTACGAACTGTTTTGCGTAGGCAACGATACACCCAATAGAATAAGGCAAATAATAGTTTGTCTTATCGCTTATTTCAATAGCATATTGTACTTGAAATAGGTATACGTTATTTTTCATTTGTATGATCCATTAAATATTTTGCCCATGCTTTATTAGATTCTTTACCATAGTGTTGATTATCTCTGCCAAAGTCTGTACTTAAACTATCTAAAGTTACTGGTACATCACCAGTTGTATAACCCTTATTAGGTATAACAGTTTCTGCTAAGAACTCTGCTGACTCCATGTCTGCATGTATCTCTTTGAGAACTATGTTATGCAATTTACATAAGTTTATAACGTTCTCTCTTAATAGATAGTATTGATTTAGTAATGCTTTAGAACCAAATGTTGCAAAGTATTCTCCTGCTTTATTTGATTTATGGTCAAAAACCTCATCAACTTTACCATCCCAATGGTATAACGTTTTTAAATCATCCTCAATATCATAATCTTCTAGTTCGTCAAGTTGATTATTTAAAGATGTTACAGAGTCATCCCATGTTGCATTATTTATCTTGTTTTTCATGTAGTCACAGTAAGAATCAAAATACGGACTATGGTATCTACTGTCAGGCTTACCAGCAAATGCTTTTGTTGATAGTGTGCTATGTATATCGTTATCGGTTATCATCAATTGTCTGTGTAGGTAACTCCATTGCACATATAATATATCTGGTATGTAACCGTTATCAATCATTTGTGTAATGTTTAGTACTATTGTTTCATTACCAATACCACCTGCACCTATATTCCAGTTGACAGCATCATATTCTTTGCATATAATATCAGCATAAGTTTCGTGTTGATCTACACCAATACCAAATGTATGACTGCAACCAGCAAACATTATTTTCTTTTTCTTACTATGTCTTGTTGACTTAAAGTCGTCTGCTCTAAAACAATGTTTGTTTAATTTGTACATAGACCTTTCGTCGTAGTCTTTGTTGCCATGTGTTTGATATCTTTCGTAACTGTCAGTTGGTATCCATTGAACAACAAAACCGTCTGCTGTTCTTTCTACCTTGCCATTTACACCTAAGTCTCCCCAGTTAGGATGACAGACTTCAGGTAAAGCCAGTTTGTTTGTTAAAGGAAATAATCTATTGAGATTTATACTTGACGCCATTGTTATATTTATACCCTATTCTAAGCCTTTTGCAAATTTTTCGACAGAGCCAGTCATCTTTAACCACATGGCATCATCGTCGTTAAACAGTACTAATTTCTTTTTATCTAAATAGTAAGGCCATTTCATTTGTTTGTGTAAAACCAGTAATAGTTTCTTGTGTATTCCCTCATCTGCTGTGAAATCATGTGAGTCGTAATGTGGCTTTAATAAATTGTAGCCTAGTTTGGTTAAACGTAAACCACTTACTTTGTCCTGGTTGTATGCAAAGTTTTTAAATATCATATAGCAAACTTCTGCTACTTCGTACTTCTCTAGAGTATCATATAGTTTTTGGAGTTTGTTTGCTAATTGCCATTGTAGTGTTTGCTCTATCATTTGAATATAAAATACGCACTGGATCTAATAAATCCTTGTGGTACTGGTTCTCCACTACTGTGAAATACTTTTTGAGAGTTTGTTATGAAGTATCCTGTATTAGGTATGAAAGGTACTTGAATCATGCCTTCCGGATTATTGTTATAAAATTGTGTGCCTGTATTACGCAAAGGTTCGCTGTCTTGTATTGCCATTGCTTCACCATATGTAGGTAGAAATATTTGCATAGCCGCTGTAAAACTTTTGTTATCTACATGTTTATCTATCTTATAACCGTCTGTGTCTTCCCATAATGCTAAACTTGTATGTGTAAAATTAGTATTGCATAGATCGTTTATGGTTTCTAATATTACTGCAAAGTCTCCTTCATCAAAAGGACAGCCGGGTATATCTTCATTGCAATCCCATCCTATTCTTTGTTTGTCTTCTTGTTGTGGAACGAGTTTAGATTGATTATTTACTTTAAAACTATGTAAGGCTCTCAATATTTCGTTGTCAAAGATGTCTTTAAAAACATAAAGTGTTTCGTCGTCAAAGGAATATGGAGTAGAGTTAAGTAACTGTTTACTCGTTCGGTGAAGTGAGATCTTCCTCATTTATTACTTCTCCTTGAGTAAGTTTTACCACTGTAAACTCATCTGTTTGGAAAGTTTTATTAAGTTTATCTGCTAGGTTAAATGCATGTCCGCTATTACTAAAAGATACCTTCTTATACTTAGGACCTGGGTAACTGATAAGTTTGTTTAAAGTTCTAAAGTTTATAGGATTGCTTTTATAAAAGACACTATAAATTGCTTCAGCCTTAAGGATCTGCTCTGCCTTGTATGTGTCCTTATGTACTGCTTCTAGCAATATTGTCGGTTTTGGTCTGCTCATGTGTATAGTCTCCTATACACTTATTTATCAAAAAAACTGATAAAAACATGTTTTAATTAGTCTAAAACTCTTTTGTAGAAATAGTTATGGTTGGACTTAAGAACTAAATTAAAGCCTACATCTTCGAGCCATTTCGCACCATCATATATATCTTCTACACACACCATTGTGCATTTATGTAATTGATTCCAATCAATTGCACCTAATAACTGACTATCTTGACCCTCTGCATCTATTACAACCAAGTCAAAGTCTACACCTACATAGTTTAATAACTGTTGAAAACTTAAAGTGTGTGTCAAAATCTCTTGTTGAACTGCTTGATCTTCTGGACATACACCTCTTTCTACTTGTAACTCTAACCAATCCTTATCTAGGCTGGACATTGCATTTCTTTCTGCTAGATAAAATGGTGTTACTCTGCCTGCTGTAGGTGTTATAGCACAATTTACAAATGTAATTTGCTCAAGGTATTCGGCTTGATTAGTTATAAAGTTGCTTAGGGCAAAAGGGTTAGGCTCACAACATACTGCTGTCCAACCCTTTTCTATTAAACTGTAAGATGGATTATTGAATCCTTCGTTAGCACCTATAACAAGTGCTCTACCATTTTGAAGATCTACAAAGTGCCGCCTTATAAATGCTTGATCTTCATCATGGGTAGTCATTATTCTTTACTGTCTACCAGTGCTTTGAATTCAGTGAATCCACCAATTTTATCACCGTCTACAATGATTTGTGGGAATGTTCTTGCTGTGGGGAATACTTCAAATAACTGTTCTCTGCTGAAGTCTTCGTCTAACATTTTATATGTTAAGTCATAACCTTTTTGTTCTGCTAAATTTTTTGCTTGTACACAAAACGGACATGCCGGTTTGCTATAAATTTCTACTTTCATGTTTGTCCTTTACTGTTTACTATGTTTTAATCTAAACCAAAATGCATATTCCTTGTCGTCAAACGATATAATTGCATATTTGGTAGTGCCTTCTACATCAAATCTCCATCCGAAGTTACCTGGGCACTTATTATTTATCATGTGAAGAATACCATGTGGAATGCCTACATCAGCCCACTCTTCATCTCTACCTGTATATGTTCCGCTATCATATATAACATCGTATTTACATATTACATTGTAACCGCAACCGTCTCTCCAGTCTTTGTCTTCGTGTAAATGTATACCAGATGTTTGTGGTGTAGTTCCTGTTACTCGTGATAGCATTTCTCGTATTTTCCTAGGAACTATTTCAACCATTATTTAAATTTGCCTCCATCACGTATTGTGATGTTTACATCTTCTTTGACTTTAACTTGCTTACTAGGTTGCAGTTCATCAATAACTTTGCCTAAGAATGCAACATCAAATGATGTTTCGGATACCTTTGCTTCTCTCAAAGCATTGACCCTATGTATAAATTTATCTAAATTACTAAGGTCATTAGACATTTTTTTGAGCCTGTCTCTTTAACTTATTAAGAACTTTTAGTCTTTGTTTAAGTTCCATATTAGTCTTAAATGGTCCTTCATAACCATACATAACTAACGTATTAAGTTTAGGACAGTTTGCATGTTTCCAACCCTTCTCGAAGTTTACAGCATACCAACCTGCCGCATAATAAATCTTACTGTTTTCTGTTTTAGAGAACAACGGTATATGCTCTAGGTAGTCTGGATCACTTGGATCTACTGGTATTGGATTTAGATAATCAACTGGATAGCCTTTAATATAGAATGTTGCTGGCTGAGTTACATCTAACTCTGTGCCTTCATCAAATACAAACTCGTTCTTAAAGAATTCTTTTACTTCTGTATCGTTTTCAAAAATTACTGTCTCGGTTTTATCCAAGTATGTAAATTTATCCTGCACAGTCTTATGTAGAATACCTACACGTTTTGTATCATCGTTTACTATCCAAGCATCTTCGCTTATCTTTTGCAGTTTAACCTGCTCTTTGAATTTAATCATTTGTTTTCTCCTTAACAAGTTCACGGACATCTGACCCAAACTCTCGTCTGTAGACAGTTTTACCTTTATCAGGCGACTCGTAAATATACTTTTTAGTAGCCTTTGGTTGTTTGATTTCCTCAATCATAGTGTCTATGTCCTCGTTTAGTTTACTCATCCCACTTCCCATTTAACATAGGTGCGTATGTTTGAGCCGCCTCGCTCATACGTTGTAGGTTCCATTTAGCACAGAACTTCATAAAGTGTATACCTACTTGTGGTACAACTTCACTCTTCTTCTGTTCATTCATTCGCTCTATGCAGAGCTCTTTAATCTCATCTGGTTGTTCTGTGAGATCAATTAGAATCTTATTACGCTCAAAGTCATCTCTAACTCTGTGCTCTACTTCTTCATGATCAACCCAACGTTGTAACATAAAGTTATTATAATTGTATCCACCAGCATCTTGATCTTCAAATGCTTCTGTGATACCTGTTTTGTTTTTAGTGCCTTTAAGTCTAGCACCTGGGTAGGAACTAAACACATTGTCTGAACTATCGCCTCTAACACACTTTTCAAACAATGTAAACTTGGGATCGATTGGCTTCTTAGGTTCGCCTGTCTTCTTATCTATAACAGTATCTCCAGTCTTTAAATCTTTCCAACCTTCTAATGTAACTACTTGATCCGTTGTGCCGTTATACTGCGTTACATTAGGTGCTAGTAACTGATAGAAGTCACTATCTGTACTAATAATATAATGGTTATCGTTAGGATGTTGTTGTGTCCAAATAGCAATCATATCATCTGCTTCTGCTTGTTCACATCTCAATACAGTACAATTAGTTTTGTTAGAAAAGAACTGTACCATATCATCATATGCTTCAAAGTATAGTTCATCATCTTCTTGTTCTCTGACACTACGTTGATCAGCAATTACTCTTCTATTCTTCTTGTAAGGCTCGTAAAAGTCTTTACGCCATGAACGTCCTTCTAAACACAATACAACATGGTCGCCGTCAAACTCTCTCCAACACTTGTTGATGCTGTTAAACATGATATGCATTGCCATACCAATCTTAGTATCTATGTCATTGCCTCTGCCACCAACGTGCTTGGCTCTCATGAACATGTTTAATCCATCTACAAGTAAATAATTCATTTGTCTGCTATTCCACCTTCTATAAGTTTATCAAAGGGACTTTCATCTTCCCAACTATCACTCATTATTTTACGCGAATTTGCCTCTTTTGTCAAGTCATTTATTAGATCAATATTCATGGTCTTAAAACTTTTAAGTAGTTCTACAAGCTCAACATCACTTAGTTTTTTAACAAAACTTGCTATTTGAGGAGCAATATAACTGTTTACCAGTGTTGCTAACTTCTGTTTAGCAATTTTATTTGGGTTATTATCTTCAGTCATTTGGTCCCTCCATTGTTACATCAGGGTTTGTAACTTTAATTACATCACCTTGTGGTTGTAATCCATAGTCTTGGTCTTCTATTTCCTGCATTAAAACAGTTCTACATACATCATTGAACCATTTGTTTACTACACTCTCATCACTCTCACCAGTGTATCCATTCTCTTGTAGCATTGCAACAAACTCGTCGTTCCAATCTAGTTCCATGTATCCTGCTTTAGCATCTTCTGGATTTACTTCTAACTTTTTAACTTCAACCCAAGGTTCTTTCCTAATAGTTGCAACTTTCTTATCATATTGTTGCTCATCTATTACACCTTCTTTAAGTTCAACATCAAGTTCAGCAATACTTTTATCGTGATCAGTATCACAATCAATAAATGCTAATTGTTTTTCTAGTTCTACACCTTCGTAATAGTATTCTGCTTCTGCTCTTGCTCGTGCCTTTCCTTTCAGACCCCAACTAGCAGGCATCATACTAAAAGGTAATTTTGTTTTCTTACTCATACTATATACTCACTTCTTTCTTTTTTAGCAGTCCTTGTTGTACCGCTTTTTGTTTTATAAGGTTGTGTTATACCTTTCGATCCAACATTACCATTCATAAGTTGTACCATAAACACAAATAAAGTTATTACTACTGGCACTATTATTGCTACCAATACTACTCCATCAATCATTATTACTCTCCGTTTGGTCTTTCTTAGCATCCATCTTTACAAATGTTTTGCTATACCATGCGTTGCTACAATATGCATCGCAGAATACATGCTCATAGTTTGGTGTGTGATAAACAGGATTACCTGTTACAAACTTTTCACATTCACTACAAGCCTTAACGTACATCATCGTCCTCAATGTTGACTTCTGTAATCTTTGTTATTACACAATAGTTTCCAGAGTATCTCCAACTAGGAGTTAGTGTTTGATATCTAATTTTATCTCCAACTCTAATATACATTGAACTAAATGAATCAAATGATATTTGATGTGCCCAGTCTATATCAAAACATCCTGCTGTTTTTAGTTCATAACTTTTATCTATGCCCTTTGTTCTAACATGTACAATAATTGTGCTAAAGTCTACACTCTCATAACTTCTAATGCGGTGTGCAGGTATCTTTATACGTTTGGTTACTTCGGTGGGTTTTGTTTGTAATTCGCTTTCATACACAGCCACACCGTGTTCAGTATAGCCTACAATTTCATCTGCAAATGCCCATGCTGATATCAATGGCAAACATATTACAAATGTAATCTTCCAAATATGTTTATGCCAAAGCTCTTGCATTATGTACCCCATGCGTTACCAAACAAACTAATATGCAATCTAGGACTAAACTTATATCCTGTTTGCATACATGTTTCTGCAACTTCTTTTTCTGTTAGTGATTGTTGTTCTAATGTAGCACCTTCGGGCATACAGAATATGCTGTCAAGTTCTATGTCGTTATCTTTATAATTTTGTACAAACATATCAACTTCATCAAAGTCTTCTGCATCACGTACAACAAACTTTGTGTATAAGAAACTATTATCTACATGGTTCATAGTAGCCAATGCGTCTGGCTTACATGCATCTTCAGTAGTCTCACCACTGATAGATAACTTAGGACTTGTACTCCAAGTTACATGTAGGTTAGGTTGTGTTAGGTTAAAGTACGATATAAGATCGCTCTTAACAAGTTGTGTTCCGTTAGTTTCGAATGTTACATTCTTTAACCCACGTTTCACACACTCGTCTAAGAGAGTCGGCCAAACACGTTGCCACCCTAGTAGCGGTTCACCACCTGTGATCACCAGGTGTATGTCTTCACCGTGTTGGCCGGTGAATGTGCTGTTGGGAAGTAAACTAGTGATGTGATCAATCACCTCATCAACAGATTTAGTCATCTGTAAGTGTTTATACTTCTTGCTCCAACTAGCACTAGAATCACATCCTACTGGAGTGACTGGAAGTTCTTCAATGCTCTTATAAGCATTAGGATGTTCTTTATCCGCTAAAGGATCGGTATTATATGGCATTTCAGTTACAGGAATCAAGTTGCCTTTGGGCTGACCAAAACCTGCACATTCGAAATTACATCCGAAAGTTCTAAGGAAAATACTTGGTACGCCAACAAACCTACCTTCTCCTTGCACTGAATAAAATGCTTCACTATACCTTAGTTTCATATATTCTTTTCTCTTTTAATGAAGTCGTCGTAATCGAGATCTTCTTTTGTTCTATCTAAGTCCTCATATACTTCTGGGACTGATCTATGAATTGCTTGATGTACTGCTTTATGTAGCCTATCTTGCATTTCACTTGCGTTACTTTCAATCTTTTGTACGTTATGTAAACATACAACCTTTAAACCTAAATTCATACACACATGAAAGTCTTGTTGCTCAGGGTGATATCTTTTACCCAGTTCAACTAACTTCAAGTATACAGTTTGATTTATATTTGTTACCTCAATAATAATTTCTTCTGGATCAGTATTTACCAATGATATTAAAGACTCTGGATCATGGTCAGGAACAATAGTATTTTGTGCATAAAATTCTATACATTCGAATATATCGTTGTTGTTAAGTATAGAAAATCTACGCAAGATATCTTGCAGATCCTTACCCATTGCAACCATATCGCATACAGCATCAATAGGAACTAATCCTTTTTGTAATACCCATGCTTTGTTTCTTTTTAATATCACTTACTTGTCACCCGCATATGATTGTTGTAACTTTATGTTATCCATAAACTCTTTCTTTGTACCTGGGTCATCTTTGAATGCACCCTTTAATACAGTTGTTTGTGTAAGACTACTATGTGCCTTAACACCTCTATTCTCTACGCAACCGTGTGTTGCTTGTACATACACACCCAAATGCTCTGCACCTGTGGCTTTCTGTATTTCTCTAACTATATCGTTAGCAAGTTCTTCTTGTAGTGTACCTCTCATTGCACACCATTGTGCAATCCTTGTGTACTTGCTTAGGCCAATTAGTTTATCACTAGCAATAATACCAATGTATGCAACACCTCTAACTATCTGATGATGGTGTGAACACATACTTGTTAGTTCGCTACGCACAACCAACATGCCTTCATATCTATCTTCGCTGTCATTAGGGAAAGCAGTTGCAACTGGTATAGATTCATACCTACCTGCCATTAGTTCATTGATATACATCTTAGCAAGACGTTTGCCTGTGCCGTTACTGTTAGGATCGTTCTCAGTATCAATAACAAGACCTTGCAAGACATCTTCAAACTTAATTGAAAGTTCGTCTATTAGTTGTTGCTTCTCACCTTCTTCTATGTAGTCAGAGATATTATCTCCTGCCCAAAATCTTTTACCAGCGGCAACTAATCTATCCTTGATCTTATTACTTGTACTCATTTCTCTTCTTGTTCCTTATCTTTTATTTGTTCTATTAAATCTGCTATCTCATGCTTTAATTTGAGTTTCTCTAACTTTTCAGCATTTAACTGATCATCATTTAGATAATGCTCGTAGTCCTCGGCAACTTTCTTGTCGAGTTCTCTATGTCTTTCCTCAAGAACCTTGAGGTGATTCCTCAAACTTTTTGATGTGCTCATTGTCTTCTCCTAATATTCCGGTCTGCCAATTCTCAACAACGTCTTCAGCATAGTATTTACTCTTGCCAGGAAGTTCAATAACACCCACCATAACATTGTTTTTGTATAAGTCAACAACATACATGCTGGAATGCGTTCCTTCGTTTTTATTAGATCTAGATACTGCTCTTATTACTGCGTTCTTCATGTTATCATGCTCTCCTGTATAACCACCGCACATTATTTCCACCACTCCTCATAAGGGAATACTATCCAAGGATTGTAGTCCGGAGTTAGTTCTTCTGCTGAATAGTCAACAGTCTCAAATGTTGATGTAGTTTTATTAAACAATACAGCAACCTTAAGATCAAAAACAAAGTCTTGATATATGGTTTCAGTTATGCTGTTTAATGTTTTACCAGTATCATTGATATCATCTATTAGCAATATGTTCTTCTCTCTGTAATCGTTTACAAATGCAATAAGATTTGCATGATCTGTTTTGTCACCATCACGTGTTTGCCACTGTAATGGTACAAATGGTACATCAAAATAATGACTTAACATTACACCTATTTGTAATCCGCCTCTGTTAGGACCTATTATTACTTCTGGTTTGTAGTTTTCTGTGTGCATATCTCTAACAATGCTATGTAGCATGTTCTTAAGATCTGCTTCTGTTACTACCAATCGTTCTATACTCATAATACTATTATACCATTTTTATTGGCAGAAGTCAACTATTTTCTGCTTTTATTTTTCTTTAGTTCCCATTGGTAAGAATGGTCAACTATTTCATTTAAACCATATATAGGAGTCCAACCAAACGTTTCTTTTGCTAATGTGTTATCAGCAAATGTCTTAGGCGGATCTCCTGCTCTTCTATCTGTTTCAATAGTGTTTATAGTTTCACCAGTAACTGTTTCAAACTCTGCAATCACTTGCTTAACACTTTGACTATTACCTGCACCAATATTAAATATGCCACTGTCTCCACCATCGTTTAGATAGTTCATACTTGATAAATGTGCTGTACCAATATCAAACACATGCGTATAATCTCTTTCACATGTACCGTCTGTGGTATTGTAGTCTGTGCCAAACACTTCAACATCTTCTCCTGCTATTACTTTTCTAGCAATAATAGGAACAATGTGACTTGCTGGGTCTTGTGTGTAACCATGACTTAAATCAGGCATTGCACCTGCGGCATTGAAATATCTTAATGCTATAAATTTAAGTCCGTAAGCCTTTTCATAGTCAGGAAGTATATCTTCTATAATACTTTTACTTAAACCATATGGGCTTACTGGTGCTTTTGGTGTGTCTTCTGTTGTTGGGAATGTATTGATATCACCATATACTGAACTTGAACTGCTGAATATAAAGTTCTTAACTCCACTTTCTACAGCATGATCTAGTAAGTCAATTGTGTTAGCAACATTGTTTTTATAAAACACGTTAGGCTCTGTTACACTTCTACCTACTTCATGGTCAGCCGCTAAATGTATAATAGTATCTGGCTTGATCAATTTGATAATACCTTTTACTTGGTGGTTGTCGATATCAAAAGGATACTGATTCACACCTGGTATTTGTTTCTTTGCTCTGTCTAAGTTTACAACATTGTGTCCTGCATCAACAAGTAGTCTGCAAACTACTCCGCCAATGTATCCACTACCGCCTGTAACTAAGACTGTTTTTGCTTCTTCATTCATATTTCTTTTGTGCAACATGCTTACGGAAATCCCAACCATTCCTTGCATATTGTTCTCCGTTGCCCTCTAATACATCGAGGGTTCTGTTTATGGTTCCATCTTGGTAGTCACTGATCTTTCCAATGTTATATCTATTTAGATCTTTGTTTTCGATATCAGTAAACATCCTGGACAGTTTTTCTACTGCGTCGTCCATGCTCCATGGAACATACATGTGATTACCATTGTTAGCAAATACTTCTGGAAAACTTCTATATGCTGGATATAGTGTAAGTGTACCAAATGTATCGGCTTCACTGACAGTATTGCTTACCCAATCTTGTAATGCACAATTGAATAATACTCTACTGTCTGCTAACAAATTATAGTAATCGTTTTTCTTTAAGCCTGTGTAGATTTTAAAGTTCGCAGTTCTTACTTTGCCTAATTCATATGCTTCTTGCAAATCAATTGCACGTTTTACATATTCTGGATCTGAACTTTTAAGTTCTGGATGTCCACAAAAGATTGCAAACTCGACTTCAGGATCTATTTTGTAGTAGGCTTCTGCTAAGTCCATATAAAAATGTGGTTGCTTCTCATCGTCCCAACGTGCCGCAAAGCCTACACGTTTAGTCCTTTCGTCTAGTGGAATGTTTGTATCAATCCTACCTCTAACTTCTTCTTTACCATATGGTAAACCTGTTACATAGATAGGTGCTTTAAGTCCTGCAATACGCAGATGTGCTACAAACTCTTCACTTGCCACGCAGATACCATCCACAAATTCATCTACCATTTCCTCATACTTACGCATCCAACCAAACATACCTTCTCTAATTAAGAAGTCATCTGGGTCAGTTGTTTGTGCTAAGAAACGTAGATAAACTTTAGGTCTAAACTCTGGTGGACTTTGGTCCATGATGTAAGGCAAACATTCAAGTCCTGGCGTAAACATATCTTCATAAAAGATAACGTCATCACTTGTTAGTTCACCGTTCTTCATCATTTGGATAAGGGACATAGTCTGAGATAAACTATAATATGTTCTACCGTGTGCATCTAACACACTACCAGTTACAATAGCCTTGCTATTGTCTAACTCATCACCAGTAATAACCTCATAGTCAACTCCTCTGAAGTTGAATACTCGTTCATTCCAGTCTTGCAGTTGCAACGTATAACGTGCTTCGTAACTTTCTAGACCCATATAAAATAGTTTTCTCATGCTAATATTCCTTACATTCCGTTTTTAGTTTCTTGAATCTCATTTCTTCTTGTTTTGCAAAGTTTAGAGATTTCCATTAGAGCCTTTCTTGCTCTAGTTGCCGCGGCTTTAACACCACCATTTTCGAACTTATCTTGTTCTGCTTGATACTCTTCCATTAGAGCTTTAATTTGTAAATGTGTTTCTGTCATTAGTTTCTCCTTTATTTTAAACTATCGAATACATCGTTTATTGCGTCTGTATCCTCAAAACTTGGACCATCCTCATCATCATATGATACTGGATACTCCATTTCGCAACCGTTTTCATTATCTTCGGCTACTGAAATCTTTATGTAACGACCAGGATATTCATCGTTGATCGCTTCGTATAAGTCATCTGCTATCATTTCGCATGACTTAAAATCAAGTTGAAGAATAGCATCTCGATACTGATTCTCCAACCATCTCTTAAACTGTATGAATTCGATGTCTCTGTCATCATGGAACACTTCAATCCACACTTTAAAGTGGAATGTGTGTCTATGAGGATAACCTAGAAAACTAACGTCATACTCGTCGCCAGTTGCTAGATTAGGATCTTCTAATGCCGCAGGATACTTATGTATACCTTCTTTACTAAATGTTACCCAAATACTTCTCATACAATCTCCTTAAACAATATTACTTGCTTGTGGTCCTTTTGCACCTTCGGTGACATCAAATGTCACTTCTTGGTTTTCATTTAAAGTTTTATACCCATCACCTGCTATTGCTGTATGATGTGCAAATACGTCTTTACTACCGTCATCTGGGGTAATAAATCCAAAACCTTTTTCTGCATTAAACCATTTTACTTTTCCTGTTACCATTCTTTCTTTCCTTTTTTTGAAGTCTTACCTTCTTTGTTAAATTCTAAAGGTACTTCCTTCAAAACTACATGTCCATTTGGACTATGTTCTTTCATCACCATCCACCGTCGATGGCTTCCATAATTTCATTCATATGACCTAACAGTTGTGTGATAGGTTCATCGTAGTCGCCAATCTCATAGTCGACGTCATCTTGTTCTTTATACATTGCCTTTACTTGGTCACCGTATTGGATAACCATTTCAAGTTGCTCTTTCATTTCATCTGATATTGCCATTACGCCTCCTTGTTAGGATTCCAAATTGTTAAGTTCTTAGTTTTCAATCTGTTGACAACTATGTTGTATCTGCTTTGTTCTTCCTTCCATTCTTTTAACCATTTGTGTCCATCACGTTCAGCATCAACAAAGATTGCATTAGTAAATGCTAATGGAAGTAATATAGCAACGTGTATAATTATACTTGCTATTGTGCTATACCCAAACCAACCTAAGTAGTTTGCGGCTAAAAATCCAAACCATACACTCCAAATAGTAAACAGTACTAACATGAAGTATGTCTGTAAACTTGGGTCTGGAATATACTTTAGTGGATTGTACTTAACACTCATTACACGTCTCCAGCCTGCTACTGTGGACATTACAGTCCTTCTAAATAAACTTGGCTTTTTTAACATTGGTTCTATCATTTCATTCTCCATTCTTTAATCTGACAGTTATGTATTCTTTTATTACATGCATTCCATATGAAACCCATGTAATTACTATTAGACTCCAAAACATTAAAACTAACATGTCTATCATTCATTGTCCTTCTCAATAGGATTATCATAATAGTCATGTGTTCCTGCTCTGTACCTTGCTTTCTTTTCGCTTACAAGTACGTTACTCATATATGCAAAATACCCTGCACCAATAAGAAAAACAGTACCTACAATAAAATTAAGTATGTCCTCAATCATCATCCCAATCTCCGTCTTGTAGAGCAATCAATCTGTCTCTAAATTCGGTTACAAGCTCTACTAAAGAGTTGATCTCGTCCATATCTTCTTTTGTATCGATATCTATTTCTAATTTAATTTTCATAATCTAATATACTATTTTATATAAAATAGCACCATTTGTCAACCTTTTTTTCTGGTGTAGTATTTCCATACCCCATATAAACTTAAACTGAACCAAAATATTTCTATTACCATACTTGCTAAATTAAAACTATAAACTAAACTTACAGTAACTAGTATAGCAACAATCATATTGTTAAAACTATACCAAAAACCTTTAGGATCTATCCTATCAAACTGTAATAATGCATAGGTAGTAATCAATAATGCTACACCTATAAGTCCTATTACATCGGATATGCCTACTTCGTTCATTCTATAATTTCATCCTTAGTGTACTTGGTCCAATCGGTGTACACTTTTCTATCCATTAAGTCATGAACATTGTGTGTCCATACGCCTGGGTTTGTTGCTTTAAAGTCTTTGTCATCTAACTTGATACATGCGTTGTATCCTAACTGACCAATGTAAGGTAACTTAACACTAATCATTGGTATAAAAGTGTCATACTCTGTCATACCACCTTCAAGTATATTCTCGTGGTGTTTAACATCATAATCCAATGTTACCCAAATATCATTCTTTAATAGTTCTATACACATGAAGTCCCAATCTACTAGCTCTTCATTTGTGGGATTGAAACTTTGATTAGCACCTAAGTATATGTGAGGGCAGTTGTTATTCAATGCCCTTGCTAATATCTCTTTAGGATTCTGTAAGCCAATAACAAACAATGTTCGTTGTCCATAAGCAGGAGTATGCTCTACTTCTGTGCCTATGAAGAACTTAGTGTCGTCTGTGTAACCTTCTCTTTCCATTTAAAATAACCACTGCAATAATAATACTACTAACACACCTTTAGCAAAACCTATAAGGCCCATTGCCCAAGGACATAAATTGTATTTGTGTGCAATATCATTTGTAAAGTCTTTGTGCCAATCTATAAAGTCTAGTGTTAGCAACCAACTTTTGTTTGCATAATATTTTATATTATCTAATATACTCATAATTAAAACTCAAAAAATGTATCCATTACTTCTTCGTTATCGCCATCATCTTCTCCAGCGAAACCTATATGTGTTAAGAACTCTCTATGGTCTGCTATCATACCTCTTGGATCTGGATTGCTAGGATCAAATAAATCCTCTGCAAACTTTTGGAAGTATAAAATATTAGCAGGAACATATGGAGATACTTCTTGTGCCTTACTGCTTTTCTTAGTAGGCTTTCTCCAGTTCTTATAATCTAATGTTTCTCTAAATGCTTCTACATCAGCAAGTCTATTTGCTTCTTGTACTGCATCAATGTGATTGAATACACTATGACCCATATAGTAAAGATATGTTTGTGTGTCCCATGTAGTGCTATCACGTTCTGCATATAGTTGATTGCCTTGTTCATCTAGTTTAGGCTCACCATGCTTGTCTGTAAGTGGTTGTCCTTCACTAAACTTGAAGTTACCATTCTTGTCTTGTGCACCTGGACCCATAGTACATAGGTCACCCATTGTGAGTCTACTCATTACAGGACTGTGTCCAAACGGAGCAGGCAAATCACTACCAACAAGTTCTTGTTGATCAAATGCTCTGTCCATGAAGTAACCAAACTTACCTGGCTCAAAGAAATTGTGTGCATAAGTTTGTCCGTATGCTGTATTCACAAATGGACTAGCGGCATCAAAACTTAATGTGATGTTAGGGTTATCATGTATTCTTAACTGTCTTTGTATTGCTGTTAAGAAACATGCCCATTGTAGTTTACCTGTACCAAGGAAGTGTATCCAATCCTTGCCTTCAAGTAAACCATCTTCACGTAAGTCTAGCATCCTGTTTAGTACACAACTCATGTCTTTCATGTTGATACCAGCGAATGCATATCCTTCTAGTGTTCTATTCTCATCACCATAAGCCTGTGCAACAAAGTTTTTATCACTGAAACTTTTAACTGCTTCGTACCATTCTTTACTTGTTGCTTCGTCAGTACCACTTAATACATTTAAGAACTTAGTTGCTCCTGGTACACGATTGCTTGTGAAGTAATGTAAGTTAAGCAAACTAATATCTAATGTGTCTTTAAATTCTGTTAGTCCTGTTTTACTGCTTAGTGGCTCAACTGCGGCAAAGGCTGGAATGTCTAATGTCATACTCCAGTCTGCTGTGTGTTCTAACCAACGTAATATTTTCTCACACATCTTTGTACGAGCAGGATCGTTAGGATCTTTTGCATTGTCCCAATCCATTTTCATTACGCCTGTAGCAATCTGGAAACCACCTGAGTCTCCTAGTATTACTTTACATTCGTTTCTATCTCTGTCCTGTATCATTGGCTCATCTTTGTGACTTTTAGCAATGTCTAAGTGAGCATGACCGGCTGAGTATAGTCCATATGGATAATGGAAGTATGTGTCTTTTGCTTTTAAAAAGTCTAAGCCTTCGTTGCCATATTCAAATCCTGCAGGCGTTCTACTATTAGCAGGGTCTTTGTTTAGAATCTTATCTACTTGCTTTACATAGAAACTACTAATGGCTGGCAAATATACAGCATAGTCTAACTGTCTTTTACCTAAATCCATTATGCACTCTCTTTAATAAAATCAACGTCAGCATCTAACTGTTCTGTGTGTAGTGCAAACTCTAATGGTATAGCAATGCCTTTGTCAATACATGCTCTGGCGAACTCGTGTAATTGCTCTTGCGACATTCTACATAAAATTTCTGCTAATTCGTTCATGCTATCTCCTTGCTGGAAGTAAGTATGTGTAAATACCTAAGCCACTGTCTACTTTAATTTGTAGCAGTCCTTGGTTGTTGATACTCATTACTAAGTTACTGTTATCTCCTAGTCTAAGAATCTTTAACACAATGTCTAAAGGCCAACTCCAGTCATTAGTAATCTCACCATCAACATTGTTGTTGATTAGTACTTTAGTTCTGTCGCTACCGCCATCTCCAATGTGGAAATACAATGCTCCGCCTTCTGTCTTAGGACTGAAGTTACCCTCAAATGTTCCTAATATGCTGTTAAAGTATCCTAAGTCTTTTAGATTCTTTTGCGAAGGCACAATGTTTACATCAAACTCAGCACCTTTAAACTTAATGTCTTTAAGTTGCTGGTTGATTACATCCGCTAACATGAATCTATAATTAGCATCAGTACCTTCTGTGCTTTTGAATGCAACCTCTACAGGTACATCCTCTTCGTTTCTATTTTGTGTTTGTATTTCAACAGTTGCATCTTCACTGTCAAAGCCAGGAAACTTTAAGTATCCATCTAACACACTCATTCTGCTTAGTCCAACAGTTGCTTCTGCAAAGTCGGGTACAGGGTTTACACTCTCACCTTTAAGAATTACAGTTTTATCTGCGTCAACAGTCTCTAACTCTGTAAGTTCAGTAGTGCCTTTGATCTTTACCATTTCAAATACACCAAGACTATGTGTATGTCTTAGTACATCTTTGAAGTAATCTTTAATATAATTGTTCGCCATTTATTTCTCCGTAGAATATTATTCTGTATATTGTAGTACACTTATTTAGAAAAGTCAAGTAAATTCTCATGTTTTTTTTCGATTAAAATTCAAAGAAATTATCCATAACCTCACTATCATTTGCTCTAGACAAGTCCCATCCAAGTACGCCTAACACGTTTTGTATCTTCTTATCTAGAACTGCTTGTTCCATACCTTCTTCATCAAAAGGTAATTCTTTAAACCATTGTGGAATCTTTAGTTCGTCTGTTGGATATGCAACACTTGTATAACCCATAGGATTATTTCTTAGTCTGCATACTACAACTTTTGCACCATCCATAATGCTTAAACTGTATTGATCACCGTTTACATACTTAAGGTCATTCCATACTATACTTGCCTTAACATGCCCAGGAATCATTTTGTTCTCTTTTTCGCCTTTTAGTTTTTCCAATTTGTATATGTTTGTATTAGTCTGCATGTTTGTCTGCTTTCTATACTTTTTGGTGTACATGGTTAAGTTGTTTACCCTTTTAGGCATACCTTTCTTCCATGGTTCTAGTTCTTTAAATCCTGCTTTGAAGTCTTTTATCATTTGTATAACATCTTTCTCTGGCATGCCTTCTAGTGCAGAGTCTAGTATCTCTTCAAGGAAGTCCTGTACAAACTCAGGAGTATCACTTCGCTTGATGTCCATACCCATAATCTTTAGTTTACCACCTTCAGGTTGATATCCTTCTATGTCTAAACACTTGATAGCATATCTCTTCTTAGTAATAAACAGTCCACTCTTACCAACTACTTCTCTACCTGCTTTAATAACACCACCAATCTTAAGTGGAACATTAAAACTGTCTTTCATAAACTGTGGGAATGTATCACTAACTGTATCTGATATGTGATCATATAATGTGATAGCACTTTGCATATCTAGGATAACATCATTCGGCAATGACGGAACAGCGGAAAAGTAAACAGAGTCTGTATCTCCATAGACAATAGTGTCTCCGGTATGATCATAGTCTCCTGTAAACATTCTATTTGTTTCTGCTCCCATGTGTTTTGTAATAGCACGACCTGTTAGTGTAGTACTCTGTCCTATACGTTTGTCAAAGAACCTACAGCCTGGATTAAGTATCGCACCATACAAACTGTTAAGGTTGATCTTTTTAACTAACTGTCGCTTATCATAGAAAGCCTTCTCAGCATCTGTGGTTGCTTCTTTCTTCTTACCCTGCAACACTTGTCGTTCTGCATACCATCTCTCTAATAGTCCTGGCACAATACCTTGTACGTCTGTTTTAAAGATAGTACCATTAGCACTAATATTCCAAGGTTGACCACTGTGAAATACTAAATTATATACATCAGCACCAGTAACATCTACACTAGTACCGTCCTCCATATCTAGTTTCATAACAGTATCAACATCTTTAGCCATTACCATTTCATATTCATTGCTACCAAACTTACCAAGCCATGAATCAGCAAACGATAGTTTATCTAACTTCTGTTTGTTTTCTATTTCTTCGTCTGTGAACTCTGGTCTAAGTTGTCCAACAATAGTCTCTGGAGCCATATTCAATGCTCTAAACACACTTGGGTATAGACTGTTTATGTCCATACTGCCTATCCATTCATGCTTACCTTTCTTAGGGAAAGCCACATAAGCACCAGCGGCCTGTGTATTATGTTTCTCACGTCTATCTCTGTCTGGAACACAGAAGCCACGTAAGTGTGCTTCGTTTATAATTGCTTGTTCTGTAGTTGCTACAGCACCCATTGTGGTTGGAAGTAATACAGTATTGTCATGTGCAATAGTATTCGCTAAGTCAATGAACTGTAATTTTTTATCCATCTTAGCAATCAACAATACGTCTTGAATGTTGTATTCTAAGAAACGTTCAAAGTCATGATTGTATAGTCTATCTAAACTACCTTCGTACACAACCTTCTTCTCACCTAGTTCCATTTCACCAATAAAGTCTAGTCTGTAACTATGTCGTTCCTCATAGTTGTATTTTCTATACAGTTGCAAATAGTCTAAGTGAACTCTACCAATGAGGTCATAGCTCTGTCTTTCGCTACCGAACATTTCAAACTTACGTTCTTTAGGAAACTGTCCAAACAAACACAAACGTCTTGTTTCGCTTTTACCTAGTATCTTGATAATTCTATTAGTAGTATAAGGTATATCATAACCTTCACTGTTCCAGCCACTTAGTATGTCTGCATCATCTATTAGTGTGAGGAATGTGTTAAGCATTTCTGCTTCGTCTTTGAACAACATTACTTCTGGCATCTTACTTGCAATGCTTTGTGCTTGTTGCCAGTCTAATGTTTTAGGTGGTACTGCTAAACATACCATAGCATCCATCCAGTCTAAGTATACACCTATTGCAGTAATAGGCATAAAGGCATCTTCAGGTGAACTAAATCCTTTTACAGGATCAAAGTCTACCTCGATGTCAAAGAATGCTGTATGTAGTTTAGGTATCTCTGCATTGAGATAATTCTTTTCTAGTGTTTTATTGATAGGACGGACGTCAGTTTCAAACATCTTTCCGCTTTTCTTATTGATTGCTACGTTCTTTCTAAAGTCCTTTAGAGATTTGCAACGTACTTCAGTTACAGGATCGCCATAGACACTTCTTGCTTTACCACGTGGGTCAGCATAATAAAAATTATATTCAGGTTGTAGAGTGACAATATGTCTCTTACCATCTACTCTTTCAGATACGAGGATCTTGTCCTTCGCTGTGTCATGAAACGCATCAACGTAACTCATGTATATCTATCTCCAAGCATCACTTTAGGCTGACGCAATACCAATTATACTTATAAAATTAAAGAGTCTTGCCAACTGTTTCTAGAATTGTTTCTAGTTCGTCAAAGTTATCTCTTTCGTCTGTAAACTTAGCCTTGTGAGCAACCTTAATTGCTTTCATTAAAATGCTAGGTTTGAGGTCCATTTCTTCTGCGATTGCTTTCACAGTATCTCTGAGTCCTTCGTTAAGTGCATCAAGTTCGTATAATACTTGATCACCTTCTTGTACTAATTTCTTTAGTCTTGATTTTTCTTCTTCGTTAAAAACTTTATTAAATGCCATGTGTTCTTCCTTAAGTGTGTATATTTAACCGTTGTAAGCAATTATACACTATTATTTAGGCCATGTCAAGTGATAAATACATATACACAGTAACAGAGTTTTGTAGGAGAAACGATGAGCGAAGAAAGTAAAAAAATTAGTCAAGGTAACGTTGAAATTGACGTCGCAAAGTACACGGAAATGGTCTTGAAACTAGATGAGGCTCAAGACAAAATTAGAGAGATGGAAACACTTTCTAAAGAATTACAGATTGCTACAGCGGCCGCAAAGCCCAAAGAGAAGTTTTCTTTTGGTGCATTGTTTAGAGATGAGAACGACATCAATGAGAAAAGTATCATTGGTTTTGCATCTTTTATAATGATGTTAGCATTTGGTATAGTAGACTTGGTAACAGGTTTTTGGGGAATGGATTTAAAGATTTCCGATACCATTTACACATCATTTGTTGTAGTTTGTTTAGGTAGTTTCGGTATTGCAGAAGCCGGAAAAGCATTCGGCAAACAGTAAAAACCGGATAAGTATAAGTTAAAGTAAGGGCCCAGAGCCCTTACATTATGGATCAAATATGTTTACAAAGCATTTCGTAAGAATAGTTACTAGAGAAGAACTCGAGGACAATGATGTAATCGAGTACTTTGATATAGTACAAGAAGTAGTTGCAACCAAACTGCTAATTGCTTACGACGATGGTAAAGAAAAAGTAGGCATCGATGTGATATCTTATACAGATGAAGATGATCAAGGTGCTTTATATATTTACGAGATTGTTTTAGACGAAGAGATTACCCCAGAAGAGGGTGATGAAATTGCAGAAGAATTATTTGATTTATTTGATGAGATGCAATTTAGTTTTGAAGCATCAGTAGAAATTTAAATGGCCAGAGACAGTAACGGTATACCCTTTCACCCAACGGAATACGATCCAGACTATCCCAGAATAAAATGTAAGATATGTGGACAAATGAATAGTTGTACACATATACCTATGGATATGGAACCTTGGTATCCAAGGCTACCAGTACTGCTTGAAGGTGGTATGGTAGAAAGCATAGGTGAAATACAATTTCATTCTTACACTTTATATGCACTCAAAGGCATACGAGATGCTAAAGTAAGTAATCATAAGTTAGTAATTAAAAACTTTATACACCCAGACTTACTTGATAACCTAATAGATAATTGGCCAGAGGACATGTACGATATTGAAGTACAAGGTAGGCTACAACAGGACATGAACTTTGATCCTGCATATCAAATGCTACTAGAGTTAGTGTTTGACAATGAGTATGTACGTTGTGCTATAGCAGACAAGTTTAGTTTAGAACATGAATACAAAACTAGCATGTGGTTATGGAAAGACACAGAAAGGTTCCGTGTCAATGATGTACACATAGATTACAAAGACTTTGATATAACATTTGGATTATACTTACCCTCTGACGATTCATTAAGAAACTATGGTACACAATTTTGGAAGCCTAAAGAACACGAAACAGACCTAGATAAGAGTTTGATAAGACAAGACTGCAACCTCATAGATCAATTACCTTTTACAAGCGGACTGGTATATTTTATGCCACGTTCTATACATGCTTGGCATAGCAGTCCTATACTAGACACACAAATGGAAAGAAAACATGCTTACGGATATTACAAATCAATTTAATCATATGATAAACCAAGTTGAGAACAGCGAAGTTCTCAATGACCCATGGCCCCATATGTTTATACCTGAGATACTTAAAACAAATGACTATAGAAAGTTTACAGAGTTTGATACTGCTGAAGGCTTGATTCAAGATCCAATAGAGTTAGAGGTTAGTAATAGAATAGAGTATGCTTTAGATATGGATAATGAATCCCAAGCAGATATTAGATACTTTAATAAAATGGCAAACAAGTTCTTTCATGTGGTTGCTAATAAGTTTGGTTTATCGTTTGAAGGACAGGAAGTATTACCTACTACAAGATTTTGGAAAGACTCTAGTGAATTACTGATAGATGATATACACACAGATGCTTTTAAAGACACAGTCTTTACACTTAGTTGTTTAATATATTTGCCTAAAGATATGAGCCAAGTAGCATATGGTAGCAAACTATATGAATACATAGGCGACAGTCTAGCAGAACATACAGTACAAGATCCTGGTACAAGTGGACCGCATATGGTTAAAAAGGATTGTGAGGAGCATTTTAAATGTGCTAGAACCTTACCATTTAGACCAAACTGTATGTTTATTGCACCCAATTTTGATGGCACATGGCATCAAGCACCTACAAATATTGCTGAAGGAGACTTTAGGAATAGTTTAATGTTGAGGTGGAAGGTTTAACTACTTGCTACTGCCCTATCGGACATTCTACGCCAGTTACTACCATCAAAGAATACTACAGTTGCACCACCATTTTCGTTTGTACATAGTGCTAAGTCACCTGCACTAACACCACTAGGTAATGTTGAAACTAGATAACTAGGTAGTTGTGGTAAGCCTGAGTCTTTAAATATAAACCCTGTGTCGCTGTATGTAAGGTTCGCTGATGCTACGTTACCAAAGTCGCTTGTAAGTGTTGTACTACCTGATATAGCACCGTAGTCTGTTAGTTGCCCAAACGATAATGCAGTAACTTTTTCTACATTAGTTGTACTTGAACTAGCACCTGCCCAACTAATAACACCAGTTGAATTATTATAACTAAGTTCATCACCAGCAGTTGAGTTATCTGTTACAGTGATTGCCGCTCTAGCTCTAGGATTACTATAGTATAAGTTAGTTGAACCTTCGCTAATGCTGTCGCTGTTAGCACCTGTTACAGTTGCGTTGCTTACGTCTAACGTGCTGTTTGCAGTAAGAGTTAGTGTAGCACCACTAATTGTTTTGCTACCTGTAATAATTTCGTTGCCTGTAATGTGTACAGCACTATCACTTGCGGCTATTTGTACATCAATTCTATCTGCAATAGCGGCCGTTGTAGCAAATGTACTATCGTCATCTGCCCAAGTTTCACCAGTAGCCATATAGGCCGCATCAACAAAATCACTTACTTCTAAGTCTGCGTCTCTGCTGAGTGTTAGTGTACCAGCACTATCATCGTATGTAGATGTAATACCATTACCACCTTGGATAAGAGTATTTACTCTGTCATCTACACGTTCGTCTGTGTAATACTGATTGGAACCTTCGCTTACACTTGATGTACTAAGACCTGTTATAGTTGCTCCTGTAACGTTTAGTGTTGCACTAGCAGTTAAAGTATTAGCAGTTACACTATTAGGTCCGCCGTTCGGTTGTACATTACCTGTTACATCACCTGTTAAGTTACCAATAAAGGCACCAGCATTAAGTACTTCAGCACCTAATGTCCATTCACCTTCTGACTCGTCCCATAGGAATGTTACGTTGGTTTCATCTCCTCTTTCAACTTCAAACCCAGCATCAACAATATTATCAGCACCAGTAAAGCCGCTGTTTAATACAATAATGTTATCTTCTACGTTAAGAGTTTGAGTGTTAAGAGTAGTTGTTGTACCACTGACAGTTAAGTTACCTGATACATCTAAATCAGCCGCACTGATTGAACCGCCTTGAACGGTTAAGTTCGACCATGTAATTGATCCGGGTGACCCACCAGCAAGTTTAAGAGCACTATTTGACTTATCAAACCACAAGTCACCTACTGCCGCACCGCTTGGAGTCGATGTTCCACCAAAGATTTTACCACCACGTTTACCAAACATAAATTCGGTATTAGATGTACCTTTGGCATTCATAAAGACTGCCATATGTAATATACTCCGATTCAGTATTTAAATACTGTCTAGTCTTAAAGACTAGTTCTAAGTTGTATTACTATTTATCTTCTTTGTCGATACTGACTCTATTTAAGAAGGTCTCCTTACACTTGCTAAACTTAGATACGTCATGTGACTTAACATAACCACTAAATGTAACAGTATTACCTACTTTTAGAGTGTCTTTGATAGTATTATCGCGGAATAAATCATAGAAGAACTTGATAATATTGTTATCTTCTGTGAGAATTGCAACCAATAAACTGTTAGTCCTACGCATTTCTCTAACGTGCTTTACAGTACCTACAAAGTCTCCACGAGTCTTAATAGTACCAACATAGTCAGATATCTTACGCAAAGAACGTTCTTCATCGCCCCATACATCATGCTTTTGGTTGTTACGGAACACATTAGGCAGGCTAGGAACAATAGGAATTCTATTATCTCCGCCTCTAACATTCAAATTATCTGCTCGGATAATCTCAGTAATCTTCTCTTCGTATTCGCTAAGATTACGTTCCATTGCTTTGAAGATCAAGCCTTCAAAGTACTCAATGATTTGGTCAGCAGTTATGTAGTCTTCGTCTAGGACTTCAATATCTTTAGCATTAGGTTGCTTCTTAGCAAGACCCATTAAGTAACTAAAGTTAGTCATATGACGAATAGGATGTTCCCTATCAGTCTCATGCCTTTTAACATAACCTCCAACATAGCGATCAACTGCAACTGACATTGCAATCAATTCACGTGCGGTAAAAGTCATTTTATCGCTCATACTTTACAGTTCCTTTATCCTCTGCAATAACATGTTGATAGATATCGTCCCAACTTTTGGCAACAAATCCATCGACTTTTTTGTGCATGTTATGTCCATGCTCCATTAGTATACCTCTGAACCCTTGCTTAGTACCAGCAAGTAAATTCTCAGGCTTGTCTTCAATCCACCAAGCACCTTGGTACTTCTTAACTTTTGCTAGTGCCTCAAGATCCTCATCTTTATCTGCACCAGTGTCTAGACAAATTACTTCTTCGAATGCTTCGCCCATTAGTTTCTTAAGATTTCTAGTTCTTAGTTCCTTAGCATAAGGATCTAGACTTAAACTAGTTAGAGCAACAAACTTATATTGATGCTTTTCGTGTAATACTTTTACATAGTATTGTGCATCTCTAAGTGGAGGGAGAAAACCAATTGCGGCACTCTCATTAAATTGCTTAACCAATTTGCTACCAGCCTCATAAGGCATACCATACCTTTCACCAATGTTGTATTTGAACTGATAACCTTCAACTAGTTGGTGTCCATGATGTTCCATCCAAACTGAGAAGCCTTCTTCCCAGTCTAATACAACACCATCAATGTCAGTAATGATATACTTTTTTGGCATTAGTCTAACCTCGAACTTGCATACAGTTTAACTTCTGGCAAGTAACTTTCTACAGTCTCAACGTATGCTTCACAGCCTGCCATCTTTGCACTCATGTCTTGAGTATAGTTACCACTTGGATTCCAAATTTGATATCCTCCAGTGTAACTTTTGTTAAAGCCTTGAGCAATAAAACTCTTGCCTATTTTGGTGTTACCTTTAACACCTATTGATACCCAAGCAAATCCACAATTGAACGGATGTTCACCGTTAGTGTCAATGTAGTTTTGAGTTGCCTGTGCGGCATTCTGTACCGCTTCGTTATGAATTTCTGCTGTCAACATTATACTGTCTCCTTTTCAATTTTTGCAAGACGCTCATCTCTATAAGCAAGAGCATCTTCGCCTAAATAAATATTACCATCTGTGTGTCTGAACAAAGTGTCCAACGATGCAGATTGATCTTTCTGCTTCTGCAATGTTGAGAACTCAGCCTGTTCAAGAGTGATAGCACCAATCTGAACAAAGTCCAACAGCATGTCTGTAAAAGGAACTTCACCGTTTGACTTCCAAACTGTAAGTCCGTCTACCTGAGCAGTATCTTCAAACTTCTCTTCAATGCTACTTGAAAAGTCGTTACCTTTCTGTGAGGTATAAAGAACATCACCAGTAAATGTTTTGTTATCATCGTTTATAGATGCCTTACCAAAACGTTCCTTGCGAACTGTCTCACCTGCAATTTTTACTTCGTTATCTAATATCATAAGTCCTACCTTTTATTTAAATTATGTACATATTATAGCAAAATACGGTGGTCAGGTCAACCTTTTTAACCATAAAAAGTGGTAAATTTTAGGACTGTAAGTGCTTGATTTTACTTAGATTTTAAGTGTCTATTGCTTCTAGCAACGTGTTTTAGCATGTTTTTTGTGGCTATTTTGTAGTATTTGAGCATAACATCGTCTTCTTGGATGGGATTTACTACCATTTCTGGTATCAAATATGGCTTTTCTTTTAGTGCTGTATCTAGCATTAAGAAGGCCGCCTCGTTGATTGGAATCATGTTTGGTGTATTATCATCCTTTGATAGGTTAAGTAATGGTGTATCTATGAAGCCAAAACTAATACATTGTATTCTGCATCTATTGTTTACCTTATAGTTAAAACTGTTCAGTATGCAATACTCTGCTAATGCTCTTTTGTCTTTTACATAGTCTGGTTCTTCACCTATGATTGCACCCAGGTACCCACTGATACTACCAGTGTTGATAATGACTTTGTCCTCACCGGACCATTCATTATACAACCTGTCTAGTATTCTGTTTTGTATACCTGGATAGTATGCGTTGTTGAACACAACGTCTGGATTGAAATCTAATATATCAGCAATAACTTTTTCACCATCGTCTTCTGCGATGTTCCAGCCATTGCTCTTACTGTAACCTCTAATGGTACAGTTCATAGTTAGATCAATAATTGCATCTAGCTCTTGACCTAAACCACTTGAATGACCAGTAATTGCTATTTTCATTTAAAATGTTTATCTAGCAAGTTAGATACTTCTCCACCTACTGTAGATTCTACTTTGTTTACATCAACTACGATAGTTATTTGCTTTACGTTAGTAAAGGCTTGGATCAAAGCGGCCCATGTCTTATTGGGTGCTGTTGGCAAAGGATGTTTGAGTTCGCTATGATCCATCTTAGCCTGTGTGCCGTCTACAAAATCTATTAGTATGTTATCTATCATTTCAACTGGAACTTCACTGGGGAAGACCTCCTTAAGTAATGACTCAAACTTTTTATTTTTGCTGTGTTTTGCAACCAACAAAATCTTAACGTCGTGTTTCGACACCCTTTCTCCTACCGAGTTAAATGTTTGTTGTAGTATTTAAACTACTTTCTTTGGTCTGCCAGGACCTTTTTTTGGTGCCAATTCAGGAGCAATGTTATATGCTTCTGCTTTCTTGGCTTCTGCATCAGCCATAATGGCTTTTGCATCTTCTTCTAACAATTCTGCTTGAGTTAAAAGATTTCTAGCAACTGCGTCTTTGTCTTCACCTTCTGGTACAGACTCACCTAACATATCAGCAGTAGTAGTTGTTGATTCTAATACTTGCGGATCTGTTTCAGTTTTAAGTGCAGGGTTGCTACCATTTTCAATCTGCTTTAATTCTTTATTTACTTCTTCTAAAGGTACAGATTGGTTCGGTAAAGGAGTAAGAGTTACCATGTTGACAGGAACTTTAGTAAGTTTCTTTCTACTATGTAATGCTTCTAACATGTTCTCACCGTCGCTAAGTCTACGTCTAAATAGAACGTCGCTGATGCTGTTAGACTCTTGTCCTTCTTGACTGTCAACTACTGACATAACGTCATCATGTAATTGTCCTTCAAGACTATTGCTAATGCAAATCAATGCATTTTCTGGCTCTTCTGGTAGTTCTCTAAAAACTATTACGCATGGTTTTTCACCATATAAGCCCACGTGTTTTAATAATTGTGCCATACTATTCTCCTGCAGTTTCCTGAGGTGATTCTTCACCTTCTGTTTCTGCGTTTGCTTCTTGTTGAGCCTTTACAGTACTCAAAAAGTTAAACAATTTGTTATATAGGTTACCAACAAATGCTAGTTCGTTACCTCTGAATGCACCTCTGCTAGATGCTAAATCGATAATTTGTGCGATTCGGTCTAAATCTACTAATGAAATACTTTCTGGTGCACCTTGTTCACCAGTGAATTCAGTTTCGCCAGCACCGGTATCAACTGCGTTATCAACAACTTCTTCTGTAGTTGCTTCAACTTTATCTTTCTTTGCCATTTTATTTCTCCATTTATTTAAAATGTTACTGATATATTTATTGGGTTTTAATTTGCTCACGTCTGAAAAAAGGCTAGTTTTTGAACGTTGTGGTGTCAAGTACTGCTCCTAAAGGGTCTAAAATAACACCTGATACAAATCCACCCTTACCAGCACCAGTGTCTGTAAACACTACTTCGCCACCTAGTTCATTGGTTCTAAACACAATTTCGTTTATGTTAGAATCAAATTGAGGTATTGGCTCAAACGGACTTCTGTCATGTCCAACTATAACCCTGTGGTCTTTTGGAATAAGATCAGTCCATCCGTATACTCTGTGAGGATAGTTCATGCCATTGCGTTCTATGAACCCTGCTTCTCTATCTACTTGTCCATACAAGAATGTAGACTTAACATTTTTACTTTCTGTATCACCAGTCCAAAAGTCACCATGTACACCACCGTGTGCCATTACAGTATTGTTTACTCTAAAGAATGAAAGCATTTTACTGTAGACATTGTTAAACATCTCACCTGCTTGTTTGTCTTCTTTAAGTAAATTTACAGTAATGTGCATACCATGTGATATAGTTATGTCGTTACCTTTTAAGAATCTAGCAACTTTGTTATCATGGTTGCCTTCAATGAAAACGGTATCAGTAGTGTCTGCTAATTTATTTGCAAGTTCAATAGTTGCTAATGGCTCTGGTCCATAGTCTACCAAGTCGCCCACAAACACCAAACGTAGGTCTGCCGCCGTAGCAAAATCTACTGCCTGTTGCATCATTGTGACTTCATTATGAATGTCACCTACTACTAGAAATCCGTTACTCATACTGTATATTATAGCAAAATGTGTTGCTAAGTCAACCTAATATTTATGCTATTTTCCGCTGTTTCTTTAATAACTTAGTGTGTTTTTTGTTAAACTTTTTATGCTTTTTCTTAGGTAAAGGGTGTAAAAGACACTTACCGCACTTGGTACCTATGAGATGATAGCGATCCGTTTCATGTTCTTTAACGGCATGGCATATACATTTAAACATTTTTAGTACTGTTCAAGTGTGCCTTCTCTAACTAAGTCTTGGCTCACACAATGTGGACCACCTGCTAGTGTTCTCATATGACGCATTTGAACTGGAACTGGTGTTATGCCATTCTGTTCCATTGCTTTCATTAAAGGTATCTCATCACTTGGTACTAATACATGCTGTGGATCTATGCTGAGTACGTTCATGCCAATCCAACTACTTGCTGGAGCATAATCTTCTAAGCATGGTTGACCTACGCACATCTCTTCTGTGTACCAAATCTTATCCCAATCTTTGTATATGGCAGGCACCTTATCTGCATCAACCCTACTAGCATTAAGGATAACTAGTCCGGGTCTTAGTGGCATAATGGTACTGTCAACATGAGCCCAACTGTATAAGTCATGCATCATGTGTACTTTAAATTCAGGGCCTAGAGCGTTCTGTAACCACCTAGCACCCATTTCATTGCCTGTATTGGATATAAGGTACAGTATATCATAACCCATGCGTATGAGGTTAGCAGGGTCTAATATAGGTTCATTGTTGTTTACACTTGGGTCTCTGCCTGGCTGTATTCTAAATAAGTCATCTTGTAAACGTGGCTTAGGCATCTGTAACCAATTAGCACCACTCATCATCTTCTCTTGAAATAAGTCTCTAAACAAGAATGTTTCATGATAACGAGCTCTCAAACTCATAGCACCTTCTATGATTTTGTCACCTATTACAGTAACACTATCACGTGGACAGTATGCTTCGTATTGGTCTGTGTTCCATAAGCCGTTGCTAACGTTCGCTGTAAAGTCCATAGCATTTAGGTTAGGCCTATGTACCTTTACACCGAAATCGTTGCTTAGAACGTTACACAATGCGTCTAAGTCCTCTTCTGCTTCGGT